CTGCAGAAGAAGCTGTATTAGCTGCTACTTATCGTAGTCAAGCACAGAACTCTGCAGTAGCTGCTGCTAATAGTGCTAATGCTGCTGCTAATTTAGTTACAGATTTATCAGAAGATTTAGCTGACGTAGAAAACAATCGTTTATTAGCTCAGCAAGCAGCCTCACAAGCAGCTACATCAGCTACTTCTGCATCTAACTCAGCTACTACAGCGACTACACAAGCTACTGCAGCCTCTGGATCAGCAAACTCTGCTTCTGCCTCAGCAACAAATGCAGCTAATAGTGCTACTGCTGCTGCCGGTTCAGCTACTACTGCTGCTAACCAAGCCAGTGCTGCTGCAACAAGTGCTACTAATGCTTCTAATAGTGCAACATCAGCATCAGGATCAGCTACTACAGCGACTACACAAGCAGGTATTGCTAGTACTAAGGCAGGTGAAGCAGCTACTTCAGCGACTAACGCTGCGTCTAGTGCGACATCTGCTTCAACTTCTGCTACAACAGCTACAACAAAAGCTTCTGAGGCTAGTGCTTCAGCAACTGCTGCAAGTGGATCAGCTTCTGCAGCTTCTACTTCAGCGTCTAACGCAGCTACGTCTGCTACTAATGCAGCTAACAGTGCTTCTGCAGCGTCTACTTCAGCTTCTAATGCTGCTTCTTCAGCGACTGCTGCTGCAAATTCAGCCACTGCAGCTCAGAATGCTGCTGCATCTATTGATACATCTGCGTTTTTACAGAAGTCTAATAACCTATCTGATTTAACCAGTGCTTCTACAGCACGTACAAACTTAGGATTAGCTGCTGTAGCGTCTTCAGGTAGTTATAACGACCTCAGCAATAAACCTACTATTCCAAGCAGTACGACTCAGATTACTGAAGGAACGAATCTTTATTATACTGATTCTCGTGTAAGAGCTGCTTTATCTGCAGGAACAGGAATTAGTTATAATTCAACTACTGGTGCTATTAGTTCTACTATTACACAGTATACAGACGCTAATGCCAGAGCTGCAATCTCCGCTACAGGTTCTTTGTCTTATAATAGTTCTACTGGTGTAATGAGCTTTACTCAGGGAAATACTGACACAGTAACTGAAGGAACTACAAATCTTTATTATACTAACACTAGAGCAAGAGCAGCTATTTCAACTTCTGGATCGTTGTCTTACAATAGCTCTACTGGTGTTATTAGTTACACACAACCTACTAACGTATCTACGTTTACAAATGATAGCGGTTATGTAACACAAGCAGGTGCACGATCAGCAATCAGTGGATCGTCCGGTATTAGTTACAATAGTTCTACTGGTGTGATTACTCCTGCTTCTGGTTTTAATGGTTTTGGTGCTAGGACAGTATCTACTGGAAATCCTTCCGGTGGTTCTGATGGTGACATTTGGTATAAGGTTTAAATAATATGCCTTTTAATATTCGTGATGGCGGTACTTGGAAAACAGCAGTAAATATTTATGTACGTGATGGTGGTACATGGAAGACTGTTCAAGCAGGTTTTGTAAGAGACGCAGGATCTTGGAAACAGTTTTATGCAAATCGTGTCTCAGCTAATATTACTATATCTGCTAACACTGCTAACTATGTATTAAATACTGCTAAAGTATCAGGATATGTAGCAGGAAATACTGATGTTACATTAACAATTAATTCCGGTGTTACTGTATTTTCTAACTCAACTGGTTCTTATGCATTTACTGTAGATACTTCATGGGCTACTGGCGATACAATCACTATTATCAATAACGGAACTATATTAGGTCGTGGTGGTAATGGTGGAAATGGTGGAAATGCTCAAGATTGGCAAGTCTATCAAGGAGGAAGTAACGGAAGCAACGGAGGAAACGCTTTATTGGTACAAAGAGCTGTTTCAATAAATAACGCAAACCGCATTGCAGGTGGTGGCGGAGGAGGTGGTGGAGGTGCTGCAGGTGGCTTTACAGATGAGGTTTATGCTGTAAACCAAGGCGGGGGCGGTGGAGGCGGTGGTATAGGTAATGGCTCTGGCGGAAGCGGTGGTAGTGCTGTAGGTGGAAATATTAACATAAGCGGGAATTCTGGTGGGTCAGGCACATTAACTTCTGCCGGTGGTGGTGGAGGAGGAGCTGCTGCAGGAGGTGCAGGAGGATCGTTTGGTTCTAGTGGTTCAAACGGAAATTCTACTATCTCCTTCGGTCAGTTTTTTGCATCTGGTGGTAACGGTGCAGCTCCCGGTGCTGCTGTTGTTGGAAACTCAAATATCACATGGATTGCTACTGGTACACGTAACGGATCGATTTCTTAGGAGTAAATTATTATGGAAAACATTACATACAAAATCAGATTTTTTAATCAAGCGACAGGAAGCATCGTTGTAGAATTCAGCGAGTTTCCCCCATTCAACATTGATTTACCTTTAGTAGATGGTAAATATCCTGAAGGTGCTGCTCTTGATGAGTATATTAAAGGATTCTTACCGATTGAATTTATTGAGCGTAAAAAGATTATTCAGCAAGGTGTAGAGAATGCTTCAGCAATTGCTGCTTTAGTAGAGCCTTTTCCAGAGCCTGAGATTAAAGTAACTCCTGAAATGGTAGCTGCTCAGCAAGCCACTCAAGCGGAGTAATAAATGTCCGACAACGTAACAGACAAGGACTTCGGAGCACTTGAAGCAGAAGTCCGTATTCTAATCAAGGAAGTCCATCTATTACGTCAGGAAATGGCACAGGTAAATGCTGTCATTAATCAAGGCAAGGGTGGACTATATGTTCTCCTTCTTACTGCCGGTATAGTAGGTTCTGCAGTAACTCTCTTAGTAAAGAAGATATTTAGTCTATGAGTTCATCAGGAATATCAGTAGGTAATAATCTAACAGGCGGTTCTACTACTGTAGTATATAAGATACCTACAGGATATGCTGCGTTGTGGAACTTAATGTATCTTCATAATAGCACAGGAAGCACTAAGACAATTACCGCTAAGTGGTATGATGCCAGTGCTAATGCTGAATATGATGTATTGTCTGGCTACTCTATGGCTGCTAAAGATTATCTAAAGTTTGACGGTGGTGCGTATGTTGTACTTGATGAAGGTGATGAAATTAGATTAACACCGGAATCAGGGTCTTCATTCACATCAATTAATACATTTGAATTATTACGTAAGAAGAATGGATAAACTATGCCACTAAAAGAAGGTAAATCAAATAAGACCGTCTCATCAAACATTCGTATGATGGTTAAAGAAGGTAAGCCACAGAAGCAAGCAGTAGCTATTGCTCTATCTAAAGCAGGTAAATCTCTACCACAGCGTGGTGGTCGTACTGCTAAGAACAAAGCTTCTAGAGGTCGTTAATGAAGACCGGTCTATATTCCAATATCCATGCGAAGCGTAAGAGGATAGCTGCAGGATCTGGTGAAAAGATGCGTAAGCCCGGTAGTAAAGGTGCTCCATCAGCTAAGGACTTTAAGGACGCTGCTAAGACAGCTAAGAAGAAATGAAAAAAGACTCTAGACTAGAACGTGCCGGTGTAGCCGGTTACAATAAACCTAAAAAGACACCTAATCATCCTACTAAGTCACACGTTGTAGTGGCTAAAGAAGGTGATCAAGTCAAGACTATTAGGTTCGGTCAACAAGGAGTTAAGGGTGCAGGAGCAAACCCATCTACTGCATCTGAGAAAGCAAGGCAAAAGAGCTTCAAAGCTCGCCATGCAGATAACATCAAGAAGGGAAAGATGTCTGCAGCTTACTGGGCTGATAAGGTCAAGTGGTAAATTTTTCTTGACTTTTAAATAACTATATGGTATAATATATTATGACTTATTTAGAGCTAGTAAACGCTGTATTACAAAGATTACGTGAAGACCCAGTTACTTCTGTGACTGAGAACTCTTACTCTCGTCTTATCGCTGCATACGTAAATGATGCCAAGATGGACGTAGAAAACAGCTATTCATGGAACGCTTTATCAGATACACTAACTGTCAACACTACTACAGGTATCTTTAACTATGCTTTGACAGGATCTGGTCAACGCTTTGAAGTTATTGATGTATGGAATAATAACTCTAATGAGAAGTACTTCTTAGATAATAAGCCTATTTCATGGATGACTAAGATGTTACTTGGTCAAAATCCTGATCGGAATTCACCTTATCATTATTGTTTTAACGGTGAGAATGAAAACGGGGACACACAAGTAGATCTCTATCCTATTCCTGATGGATCGTATCAGATTTTCTTTAACATTTGTAAGCCACAAGCTGATTTAGTAAATAACTCAGATCGTTTATTAGTTCCTAGTTTGCCTGTTATTATGGGTGCTTACGCACGTGCTTTAGCAGAACGTGGTGAAGACGGTGGTATCGGTTCTGGTGATGCATTTATGTTCTATCAGAAAGCTTTAGGTGACGCTATAGCCCTAGAATCTAATCGTTATATCGAAGAATCTAACTGGAGAGCCTGCTAATGGCAGAGCAATTAACATCAGCCTCGGTCGCAGCACCGGGGTTCTTTGGTTTAAATACTCAGGATGCTAGTACGCAGCTTGAGAATGGCTTTGCTTTACAGGCTATTAATGCAGTAATTGATAAGTTTGGTCGTATCGGTACTCGTAAGGGTTGGACAAAGGTTAATACTTCTACTCCAACAGCTCTTAATAATCAAGCTATAAAGCAGATCAATGAACTTATTGGAACTGATGGTACTAAGTACGTACTCGCCACAGGAAATAACAAGATATTCAAGCTTAGTGGCACAACGTTATCAGAGCTTACTTATGGTGGCGGAGGAACTGCACCAACGATCGCTGCAGATAATTGGTCTATCGCTACTCTTAACAACAAAGCTTACTTCTTCCAAGCCAATCATGATCCGTTAATCTTTGATCCTGCGTTAAGTACTACACAATATCGTAGAGTTAGTGAGCATCCTACTTATTCAGGAACTGTACACAGGGTAACGTTGTATTAGCTGCTTATGGTCGTTTATGGGTAGCTGCTACAGCAGGTAATAAACAGATTGTATACTTCTCAGATATCTCTGCAGGTACTGTATGGAATACAGGTACAGCCGGTAGTTTAGATGTCTCTCAAGTATGGACTATGGGTACTGATGAGATCACAGCACTAGGTGCTCATGGTGGTTTCTTAGTTATCTTTGGTTTAAGACAGACACTGATTTATCAACAGCCGCAAGATCCAAATACTATGTCGCTTCTTGAAGGTGTTAACGGTGTCGGATGTATCGCTAGAGATTCTGTTAAGAACATCAGCAATGATATGCTATTCTTATCAGATTCGGGTGTACGTTCTTTTGCACGTTTAGTACAAGAGAAGTCTATGCCGATGCGTGATATCAGTAAGAATGTTCGTGATGATTTATTAGCTTTGATTCCGGGTGAGAACATGGCTAACGTAAGAGCAGCATATAATGAAAAAGACGCATTCTATGTAATCTCTTTCCCCACATCTAAAACATCTTATTGCTTTGATGTTCGTACTCCTTTGCCTGATCAATCAGCCAGAGCTACAACATGGACATTAACACCTACTGCTTTATTCTATGATACAGATCGT